CCACGCCTCGACTACTCGCACCGCCTCCAGTTGCTGAGTCGGTACCCACCACATAGCCAGCAGGCAGTTTTCAGCGGCCAGTTCCCAGACCGGGAGACGGCAGATATCGAGCACAGTCATGGTCTGGTATTTATGCCCGGCGCCACGCTCGCCATCTTTGGCTTTATCGCGGTACGTCCAGGGCGGATCCGCATAAATCAAAGTGTATTTTTTGCTCATTGATTCCCCCAGACGTTAACCATGCAGATACCGAAGGCTGACAGCGCCGCAACCATGATAAACAGCACAACAAAGTTCAATGTCAGGGCGAAAACTCGCAGCGTACGCCCGCTGTAATTTTCAAAATCCTGTTTAAAAAGCTTTTTCATGTCCGTTTCTCCCGCCAAAAATTTAATCTCGCTTTGAAAAACTCCCGGTAGCTTTCCGGCGTCGCTGCAATCTGTTCTACGATGGCCTGTCGAGTAACTTTCTTCTCGAACAGCTGGCGTATGAGTGCCGAGGCGCGCATGTCGTAGTGCTCTTTGATCTGGCACTCCTGCGGCCATTTGGCGCGATTGAGCGGTAAGCCGGGCGGCAAGTAATCTGATTGCCCGGCCATGCCTTACGCCCTCTTGTTCTTCGCTGACTCGATGTAATAACGGGGATCGACGCTGTTAAGCGTGAAGTGAACCACCGGCATATCGTCGTGACGGGTGATACCCACGTAATTCGACATGAACATGCCGAACACGCGATCGTGAAGTTCTTTAATCGTCACCTGACAATCTGGATAGTGCTTCTGGATTAATGCCAGGATGCCCTGGTAAGAAAGCGTTTTGCCTTTCATCACGGCTACCAGCTGCTGCGCGGTGACGCTCCCGGCATCCTGCTGTTCGTCGCTGGCCTGCAATGGGCGGATACTCTCCAGCACCAGACGGTGACGGCCAATACTGCCGACGCGCTGGCCAGTTTTTTTATCGAAATGCTCATTAGAGCCAGCAGACCAGACGGTAGCGCCTTCACTCAGGCGAACGTTTTTTTCACCTCTGGAATAAATCACGGTGCCGATATGGGTTTTGCGTCTGCGGCCGGAAACAGTAGGGGCGATAATTTCACGCTTAATCGGTTTTTGCGGTGTGATGCCGGGTACAGGATCCGGACGTGGCGCCGCAACGAACACGGAACGGCTGCGCGCGCGCGCGCCGGCGTTCATGCGCCAGAGAATAACGGGGAGCCAGTTGCAGCCATCATCCGGTTTTACTGGTTTTGGGTAATTTAAATTCGTGGTCATTGGTCTTTCCTCGGTTAAATCGCGCTGGTCAGGCGCGGTTAAAATGCATCGGTATTGAATTTCTCAGAGTATTTACGGGGTTGTTTCCGGGGTTTCGCGGCCTCCAGTTGGATACGTGTTTTCTCTTTGCCAACATGCTGATCCATTGACAGAAAGTGTCCGTTTTTAAATTCCTGATAAATAATTGCGCCTGCGGCACTGAAGCGGCTTTTACCCAGGATAATTTCAGCGACGCCAGCCGCCGGGCTTTCCGGGTTGTAAACCTCATCGCGATACAGAAACATAATGCTGTCGGCGTCCTGCTCAATAGAACCGGAATCGCGCAGATCTGACATGACCGGGCGGCGCTGGGTAGCCGGGCGGGAATCCACGGCGCGGGAAAGCTGGCTTAGCGCGAACGTCGGCGTATGCAGACGCATAGCCATAGTTTTTAGGTTTCGGGATATGTGGGCGATCGCGAGGTCGTTACGCTCTGCCTTCGGTTTTTTAATCAGGCCAAGGTAATCGACAACGATCATCGCCAGATGCGGATACCGGCGCTTATGCGTTTCGGCAACGGCGCGGATTTGCTCAATCGTCAGATCGGTAGCATCAACGATCCAGATATCGCGCCCGTTCATGGTCTCCATGGCCGCGGTAAAGCGCGCCCAGTCCTCGTCCTGCATATCGAGGGGATTACGCAGGCGTGACACCGACATGTTGCCAGAACCCGCCAGAGAGCGTTCTACGATTTGCGCAGCGGCCATTTCCATGCTGAATATCAACGCACCACCGCCGGCAGCGGTAACACCATCGACAATCTTCAGAGCGAATTCTGTTTTTCCCATGCCCGGACGCCCGGCGACGACAATCAAATCCTGCAAGTTGATTCCGCCAGTTGCATCATCCAGTTCCTCGATCCCGGTTTTCAGGTTGCGGGTACCCTCTTCACCGTCCATGCGCTTCTGCATGGTTTCCATGTACACCGGCAGTAATTCACTCATGTGTACCGGCTGCACGTCGCCAGTGTCGCCGGTCATGTCCAGCAGCTGCGCCACGGCAGTTTCGACAACCTGATCGCGCTGTTCCTGGTTTATCGCATCACGAATACCATCCGCACCATCCTGAAGTAATTGCGCTATGGTTCGGCTTCGCCAGGCCTTTACCATTTTTTTTGCGTAGCCTTTGAGGTTGACGATCGATGTTGGGAATTTGCAAATATCGGCGAGATTGGCCAGCGTCCCCTGTCCGCCGATGGCCTCGCTAATGTACATCATGTCAATTAAGCCGCCGCTCAAGGCCTGCGCTTTGATCACACCGTAAATCTGCCTGTAGTATGCGACGCTGAAAGCCTCGCTCGGGGTGCTGGCAATCACATCAAAGGCATCAGGCGTGGCGCCGCCGTTCATCAGACAGCCAAGAACCAGACATTCCAGTTCCTGAGTGGAATACATCATCTGCATCATAAAGCGCCCTCCCTGGTCTTACGCAATGTCTCTGGTTTCATCAGATAGTCAAAGCTGGCGCGCCATCCGCCATTTTCACCAAAGTAAAAATCGGAAGCGTCAGCGCGGAATTTTTCGAAATAACCCAGAAATGCGCCCGTGGTTTTGTTTTTCATGTGGGCGGCAAGTCGGGTGATCATCCGGCGGCGGTCGGTGTCCAGTTCAGCAGCAGGCAGAACGTCAGCAAAAATTTCGTTGTAGCCGTTCATAACGGCTTCCGGATCAATATCGGTTTCGGTCACCGCCCATGCTTCAGCGTCAGCGAGATAACCATCAAAGCGGTTTACCCGGCAGATGTTCGCAGGCTTCGGCAGGCTATCGCCACGGCGGCGCCATGTGGCCAGCACCCAGCGGATAACTAACTGCAATTCATCCAGGGTGTACCCTTCCCGGGTGGCGGTCTGCGTCAGCATCATCACAAACGGTTTCAGGTCACGGCAGCGGGTACCGGTTTGCTCGTTGTAAAATTCCAGCGCTTTTTTAGCATCAGAATTAATTTTTTCATCGCCTTCCCCCGTCTGGGGGTTAGGGGGATCTATAGGTTCTATGACTGGTTCAAAAGAGTGACTGGTTCTGGTGCCGCCACACGGCATAGGGGCTATGCTTTTTGGCGGCATACCTGTGATTTTTGACGGCATAGGGGCTATGCTTTTTGGCGGCATAGGGTTATCAAGTTTCATGCAGTACAAATTCGACGCGTTACCCTTCCCGTTTTTTACGCCCGGGCGGTTTTCTTTCACCAGAAGGCCCATAGAAATTAACGCATCGATATGGTCACGCACCGCGCTTTTGCTGCACTCGCAGTGATCCGCAATATGTTTGTAAGACGGCCAGCATTCGCCGGAATCATTGGCGTTATCAGCCAGTTTGATCAGCACCAGTTTTCGAATCGGGTTTCCGGTCTTGATTGCCATTGCTTTGGCCATAAGCGTCATACTCATAGTCAGATCCCCAGCGAGTCAGCCAGCTGACGGCAGGCGATTTCGTATTCTTTCTGG